ATTTTGTATTAGGGGATGTACTAGTTCGTAAAGGTACATGGTTAGCTACAGTTCAAGTACTAGATGATAATCTATGGGAACTTGTTAAATCAGGTGAAGTAAACGGATTATCTATTGGTGCTTTAGCTTCCATAGAAGAGGTAGAATCAGATGACAACTAAGACAAAAGCTAAACGAGTATTGAAGGATGTTACCTTCGAACACCAAGGGGCACATATTGCACTTGTATCTAAGGAGCAAGGAGGCCCAGCTAATGGTCACGATTATGCTCTAGTTCTGAAGTCTAACGGCTTTAGTAAAGAGGCAATCCAGAAGATGCAACAAGTTCAGGTAACTCTAGAACTTCCAGAATTTCTGCGTAGATTCTTCGATATGTATTACACCGATGCAGAAATACTAGCACGACTGCTGGGTTATGTCCCTCCAGAGAGTAATGTAGATGAGTATGACTCTGAGGCATGGTATACAGAAAGGCTTCAATCCTTTACTGTAATGAAATCTTTAAATGAATCAGGCGACCTGCTTAAAGCTCTTGCCTTGATTGATGAAAATGAATACTTAGCATTACTTCAAGATCAAGTAGAAGTAGAAAAAGCTTTCGCAAAGCTTGATGCTGAGAAAAAAGAATCCGATTCTTCAGCTTCTGCTGTAGAGTCAGAAAACTCAACAAACGCTGGCGTTGAGAAATCAGTTGAGCCTTCTGGCTCTAAGGTACGTAAATCAAAGAAGGAAATTATGCCAACTAAAAACGAAAATACAGCAGAAGTTGAAATGATTGAAAAGTCTGCGCTTGTTTCTGTGCAAAAAGCACTAGAAGATAAGCAAGCGGAACTGGAGAAAGCTCTAGCATCAATCGCTCAATTCGAAGCTGAACGTAAAGAAGCAGTAATTAAGTCGAAAACCGACCAGATTACTAGTGTTGTCAAGGACGAGAAAATCCAAGCTGCTATTGTAAAGGCTGCTCTTTCTCTAGAATCAGATGATGATTTTGGTGCATTCCTTGCAGCAATTCAGGCTATGGCATCTGCTGTAGAAACATCCCAAGAGTTTGTAGAGAAGTCTGCCCTGTTCCAAGAACAAGGTGCAAGTACTTCTGATGTAAATGATAGTCAGGACAGTGCTGTTGCCCGTGTTCTGAAAGCTCGTCTAGCTAAAAAAGTTTAAGGAAACAAAAATGACAGTAATTGCAACTGAAAATCAACGTCTTTCTAACGTTCTGAAGTCTGAATATGAAGCAGAATTGGCTTATTGCCGCCTTGTGGTGACAGTAAATGAAGCTGCTGCTAAGACATATGTGCCCGGTCAAGTGCTAGGTAAAATCACTGCCTCGGGCAAGTACCTAACCGCTGTGGAAACTGCAACCGATGGCTCTAAGGCTTTCGCTGCTATGGTTCTGTTTGAGCAAGCTATCCCTGCTGGTACTGACACTAAGGTGGTTGTGCTGGTAAAAGGCCCAGCTACTGTAGGTAAGAAAGGTCTTGTACTGGACGCTACTTACGATACCGACGCTAAGAAAAACGCGGTGTACGCTGCTATGGAAGCTGCTGGAATTCAAGTTCTTGAGCAAGCCTAATAATAACAATAAATAAGGATTAAAGAAATGCCTATTACCCGTTCTTATACAAGTAATTTTGACGTTGTAGACTACACGCAAGAACTTCAAATCGTTCCTAATAGCTGGACTCTGTTGAATGATGCCGGTCTGTTCTCAGAAGAATTCTTGACTACACACACCGTAACATTCGAAGAACAGAATCAAACTCTGGCTTTGATCGGTGACCAACATCGCGGTGCTAAACCACAAGCAAATAAAGACGATGTACGTAAGATTCGCTCTTACCCAATCGCCCACTTCCCAATCGTGGATCAAATTCTGCCTACTGATATCCAAGGTAAACGTGCTTACGGTTCACAAAACCAAGCCGAAACCGAAGCTGCAGTAATCGCACGTAAGATGGAACGTATTCGCCGTAACATCGACATTACTCTAGAAGTTGGTCGCTTCAGTACACTGACAACTGGTAATCTGTACGCACCTAACGGTAGTATCTCTGGTAACCTGTTCTCGGACTTTGGTATTACTCAAACTTCTGTGGACTTCGTGCTTGGCACAGCTACTACAGACGTGATGGCTAAAACTGAAAGCGTAATCGCTGCTATGCAAGACAATGCAAACACAGGTGATGTTATTACTGGTGTTATCGCATATTGCTCTCCAGAGTGGTTCAGTAAGTTTATCGCTCACGCTAAGATTCAAACTGCGTACCAATACTACACTGCCACCGAAGGACAACAAATCCAACGTAACCGTGCAGGTGGTAACAACGGTCTGTACCGTGAATTCAGCTACGGCGGTATCCGCTTCATTGAAGTGCGTACTGTACTTGCTGGTCAACGTCTAATCCCTGCTGGTGAAGTAGTGTTCGTACCTGTTGGTACTACAGATACATTCGTGTCGTACTTCGGCCCTGCTAACCGTCTGGACTTTGTGAACACAGTTGCAGAACGTGCATACCTGTGGATGTATCGTGATCCAAAGGGTACACATATTGACCTTGATGGTGAATTCGACGTTACTCACGTAATTCGTCGTCCACAGTTGGTTATCCGTGGAACAACTTCTAACTGATAACCTAAAACGATAGCCCTTCGATGGGCTTTCTACTGTAGAGCCTTGTAATATACAGGGCTTTATGGTAGAAGAATTTTTATAAAGACTACCTTTAGCGGGGGAAAAGATGAATCATCACCATCCTGTCTTTATTTCAAATAGTGGTGCAATTCTTGATGGAGAATTATGAATAAATGTGTTTACCTACTGATAGATAATTCAGCTACTGTTAGATATGTTGGTCAAGGCAGTAAAACTCGCCCGTACTCTAGCAGTAAAAGGTCAGAGGAGTACTTAAAACTCCTACGTAATGGTGGATATGTCCAGATCGTTGCAGAGAATTTAAGCAGAAAAGAAGCTCTTGCATTGGAAAAGCAATTCCTACACCTGCACAGGAATACTGTCATAAATGTAAAGAATTCTCCAAGAATTAATCAATTAAATTTCAACGAGTTAAACGAGGTATTTGAATTAGCAGATACCTCTCCGAGTGGTTTAATTTGGAAAGTTGATAGGTATAATGCGTCGCAGACTTTGTGTGCTCAAAAAGGTAGTAGAGCAGGATGTTTTACAGGAATTACCGGCTGGGTAGTTCCATTTAAAGGTCGGAACTTAAAAGTACACAGAATTATATGGGTACTGCGTACAAAAGAGGATTTATTAGATTCTGATCAAGTTATAAATCATATTGACGGTAACCCTGAAAATAATAAGATAGACAACCTTGAAATATGTAGTCAGAGAGATAATTGCTTGCGTAGAACCAAGCACTCCAAGAATACTACAGGTATTTCTGGGATAAAGTTAGAAATTAATAAAAAACGATCCCCATCTTATAGAGTATCAATTTCCACAAAAGATGGTAAAAGAATTAATAAAAATTTTGCAATTAGTATCCACGGACTTTTACCTGCATTTGCTAAAGCCGTAAGTTGGCGAGAAAATAAAATACAAGAACTACTGGAGGAAGGTAACTACTAACAGTTATTTAAATTATGGCTTATACAATTGTACAACAAGTTCGATTAGAAGTCGCTGACTTCGATCCTAGTTTTCCTATTCTGTCAGATACAGACTACGAATACTTCCTAACAAAAAACAACAACAACGTAACAAGAGCAGCCATCGACGCTGCACGTACTATTTTACTGGTTCTCAGTCAACGGACAGATGAAAGCGTAGATATTTTTAGTATCCGTGGCGGAAAAGCTGCAGAACAGTATCGGTTATCTCTGCAGATGTTCTTGCGCGATCCTACAACAAACCCTGTACTACAGAATTGCCAAGGATGGGTTGGCGGAATTTCTAAAGAAGATATTGCTGCTAATTATCAGAATTTAGACAATCATGTCGTGACTGTGCCTAGTCAGAATCCTATTGACACAAACCCTCCTACATATTTTTGAGGTGAGTTATGGATGCTAAAAGAATAGCAGTTTCTGCAATTGGTCGTCATGGGGTTGTTATGACATATGACAGTGTAATCGCAGGTTTATATGACCCAAACCAAGGAAAAGTTGTAAATACTAAAGCAACGTATACAGTAAAAATGTACCCTAAACAATTTATTGCCAATCAGTATAACTATCCTACACTTGTAGGTAAGGAGACAATTATGTTTTACCTTGCCAATAGTAACTTAGGGTTTGTTCCAAAGATTGGCGATGATGTCACATATAAGTCGAAAGCGTATCGCATTCAAAGTATTCAAGAACATTTCGCTAATGGAGAAATTGCACTCTATAAGCTTATTGGTGTAAGAGGCTAATATGATTAAAGTAGAAGTTCAAGACCTTATCAAAGACCTACAAAACTTCTACCTAGAGGCTGTTCGTAAAATGGAGAACATGGTACGTGGATTCTCTTACGAAGTTGCACTAACCGCAGTAGACAATACCCCGCTTGGGGATTCTGTAGCCTACCGGAAACTTTATCTACGAAGAGAAAAACAATACGGACTGGAACCAATAGAAGGACTAGCTCGGGGTGGTTGGCAAGTTAGCTTAGACGGTACTCTTGATTTTCAAGAAATCTACGGTATAGGTTCCGGCAATACAGCAACAAGTGCAGTAAAGACGCATATGATGAACTACAAACTTGGCGAGACAGTTATTATCGGAAATAAAGGGCCGTATATACAACTGCTTGAAGACAATCATAGTGACTACACGCAAGGTAATGGTATTATACAACCGACTGTTGACCATGTTATG